AAAAATGAAAAAGAAGTAATGAAAAGTTATGGTTTAGATTCTACACCAATGTCAGGAGCTGGGTGGCTAATTAAAGAGGATGGGCAAAATGAACATATAATTGCTCAGTTAAAATCAACAGATTCAAATAGCTATAGAATAAGTTTAGATGATATTGATAAGCTTGAATATCATGCATTGGTTGAAAACAAAATACCATTATTCATTATAGAATTTTTACAAAGAAATGAAAGATATTTTGTTATAAGACCTGAAGATTTAATGAAATTAAGTAAATATTTAAAAATAGGAGAATATAAAGAAACAAATATATTAAATGAATTAAATGTAAATGAAGAAAATATTGAAAATGATAAAATAAAAAAAATAACAAGTTCTAAAAAAGCTACAAAAAAGTTTTATGAAGAGCTTGAAAATGAAAGGAAAAGAAAAAATGAAAAGTTTAGCGGCAGAAGATATGCTAATAAGAAATGATTTAAAAAATTATATTGATAAAAGTAAAATAAATTTAAAAAGAAAATTAATAATAGGAAATAAATATGCAATAAAAACAAAAGAACCAAATAAGATGTCAATATATACAAATGATAATAAATTTTTAGGTTTTATAGGAACAAATAATTGTATGTTATTGTTTGAAACAAAAAATGGTTACAATATTACTTTATCAATAAAAGATATATGTTTAAATGTATCATGTATAAAAAATGAAAATGGAGAAATAATAAAATGAAAAAAGTAAAAGTGTTATTAGAAGTACAATATGATGGTCACTCAGTAAAAAGAAATACATCTATTGATTTAAAATTTAAAGCACCATATTCAGAGCTTGTGAATTGTTTAAATTTGCTACAACTTTTAAATTGTAATGTAAGATTGATAGCTAAAGTAAACAATAAAAACAAATATGAGATAGGTACTTTCTATTTAAATAATTTGTCAATAGATAGAGATGGTGAATCAAATATAAAGTTCAATTCAGAAGTTGATTATGTTGAATTGAATAACATCAACCTGTTGACGGAAAAAGAAACAATAATAAAACTTTTATGTACAGGTGAAGTACAAGAAGAAGATGATGAAGAGTAAAAAATAAATTAAATATTGAAAAGAGGTAAAATAATTGAAAGAAGGAATATCTTATATAACTTTAAAAAATATTTCAAAAATAATAAAAAGCACAGAAGAAGAGATAAAAGAAATTTTTGATAATTCTTCTTTAATTGAGCCAATTAATTCTGACTTGGTTTTGTCAAAGAGAAATATGGCATATAATAAAATAAAAGCTGAAATTAAAAATTTTAAAAAAGAAATAAAAAAGAAAAAAACAGAGGAGGAATGAAATGGAAAACGGGTTTAAAATTATATCAACATGTAATATTACACAAAATAAACAACTTGTAATATCAAAGAATAAAAATGATGAAATAGTGATTGCAAAAAGATTTACAGTATTTGATGAAGGGTTTGAAAAATTTATTTATGAAAAAGGTGCTACAATTTTAAATATAGATGAATTTAAAAAGCTTATTGATAATGTAAAAGAATATTTTTTATATGAAGAAAAATAAAGAAAACTATTTACAAAAGCATTTATATGTGTTACTATTAATATAGAAAATAATAAAAATCTAAAAAACCTTTAAATAAAATAAAGGTTAGAAAATGAAAAAGAAAAGAGGTATAAAATGGCTAAGAATTGGACAGTAAGTGAAGTAGTAAATGAAATTATGAGTGGAAACAAGAATGAAGTTTTCACAGATGCAGGTAAAAGATTCCCTAATGCAGTTGCATTAATTAATGGAGTAATTTGTGGACTTTCTAATGAAGATGCAAAGGAAGCATTTAAGGAATTAATGGGTGCAATGCCAGATTGGGCTACGGCAAGAAAGATTGAAGGTGCTTTTAAGGCAAAGACTTCTGATGACGATTCTGATGAAGATGAAGAAGAGGAAAAGAAAACCACAAAGAAAGCAAGAAAGACACCTGCAAAGAAAACTAAGAAGGCTTCTGATGACGATGATGATGACGATGATGAAGAAGAGGAAGACGATTCTGACGAAGATGAGGATGATGAAGAAGAGGAAGTAAAGAAGCCTGCAAGAAAGTCTAAGAAAGCATCTGCAAAAAAGACTACAAAAAAGTCTAAGAAGGTTGAGGAAGACGACGAAGATGATGACGATGATTGGGACATCTAATCAATAGAATATAAAATGTAACCAAAAATCTCTTAAATCCCTATTTAGCCTATTTGTTGAAAACTTAATAAGTGCAACAAATAGGCTTTTATTGATATTAAAGGTTTTCAAAATGAAAATAATAGAAGTACAATATTTTAGTGAAAATGAAATAAAAGAAATGTTGTTATATAACAACTCAGCTTTAATGAAGTCATTGTTATTATTGTATGAATGCCAAACTGAAGAAGAAAAGAAGATAGGTGAATCATTCAATAAAAACAATGCTGGGTTTAACAAATATGATTCAAGTATTTTAACAAAATATTCAAAAGAATTAAAGGATAAAGGAGGTTTGTACAAATATCAAATAAAAGAGTTAAGAAAAAGAATATTAAAATATAATAAACAAATTACAAAAATAATAAATAATAAAAAGGCAAAAGAAGAAGGTGTACAATTAAAATGGGAAATATAATGAAAGATGTAAATATTGATGAAGTACCATTATTAGATTGTAGGTACAAAGAAAATAGTAAAATACTTATTAAATTATTCAATGATATGAAACCTGTAAAAAACAAAAATTTATCATATCAAAATGACTTTAAAAATGATCTTGATAATATTGAAGAATTAATGAATATGATATGTAAGAAGAAGAAAAAAGAAATATCAGCAATATCATATTTTAAAAATAAACAATATTGTATGGTGTATGATAAAAGTTTTAAATCAAAATTAATATTAGCAACAATATATTCTCATAAATTAAATGAATTATTCTTAAAAATATGTGTATATTGTTATTATAAATAGAAAAAAGGTGTGTAAAGAAATGAAAAAAGGAATAAAATTAGATATATATACAGACGGTGCATGCTCAGGAAATCCTGGAAAAGGTGGTTGGTCTTTTGTGGTTACAAATGGCACAGAAAAGTTAAAATCTTTTAGTGGTGGTGAATCATCAACGACCAACAATAGAATGGAGCTTACTGCAATAGTTGAAGCATTAAAATATGTTGAAAAAATAAAAGAAAAAAATGAAAAACAAAAATTATATGTAAGAATATTTTCAGATTCTTCATATTGTGTAAATGCATTAAATCAAAGATGGATAAAGAAATGGCTTAATAATAATTGGACAACAAGTAAAGGTACTCCTGTGTTAAATAAAGATTTATGGCTTGAAATAAATAAATTTGATAAGTTGATAGATTTTCAATTAATAAAAGTAAAAGGGCATTCAGGCAACATATATAATGAAGAATGTGATAAACTTGCAAAGGAAGCCATACCAAATTAATAAAAAGAAGGAGTGCCTAATATGTTTGCTCTTGTTAAATTTTATGAAAAAGATTTTGTAAATGAATATGGTGATTTAAAAAAAGCATATTTAAATTCATGTAAATGGGTATCATCAAAAGTAATGTCAAAAAATATTGATAAAGTTGTATGGAAAACAATTAAATCATCAGAAACAACCATAACTTTACAATTATTTTTTACATTGGATGTAAATGATGAAAAAAGGGAGCATTGTAAAGCATGTAAAGAGTTTCATAAATCATTTTTTATAAATGAGGAATATAATTGCAATTCATGCAAATTAAATGCTTTTTTCAATAGAATGAAAAGTAAAGAAAATGTAAGTAAAGGATACTTTAAAGAAAAAATAAAGAAAGAATAAAGGGAGGGAAAGTTTTGCCACCTAAAATGAAAAAGGTGTCTCAATACACAGAGGAAGAGCTTTTGAATTTTTCAAGAGAAGAAATGATAGATGGGATGACAGATAGAGAAGTAGCTTTTAGTGAATATTATATAAATGATTTTAATATTAAAATGGCTGCAATAAAAGCTGGCTACAAAACAATGTCAAATAAAACAATATCAAAGCTTGTAAGAAATAAACAATGTGTTATTGATTATATTGCTTGGTTAAAAGTAAGATTGTATCATAAAGCAGCAATAAGTGCAGAAGATATATTAAATGGATATGCAAAAATGGCATTTTATGATATAACTGACTACATTGAAAAAAGAGGAAATAAAATAGTTTTAAAGGATTTTGATAAAATAGACGGTCAAATAATACAAGAGATAACACAAAATGCTTCAGGTGGTATAACAATTAAGTTCCCTGATAGATTAAAAGCTTATGATAAGTTAGAGAATTATATGGATAATAACCCATATGATTGGAAGAGAAGAATGGAAGAACAAAAGCTCGAGATAATGAAGGAAAGAATTAATATTGAAAAATCAAAAGCAGGTTTAATAAATGAAATTGAGGATGATGGGTTCCTTGACGCATTGGAAAAAGCTGCATCATTGATGAATGAAAATGATATAGAAGAGGGAAACATTGAAAATGGAGCCTAATTGTACATTAATTTTTGTAATTGATAAAAATGAAAATATATTGCTTTTAAATAGAGAAAATGAACCAGCAAAAGGTACATGGTGTGGTATCGGTGGACATATAGAAAAAGATGAAACAATATATGATTGTGCAAAAAGAGAGCTGCATGAAGAAACAGGAATAAAAACAAATAAACTTAAATTATTAGGAAAGTATGACAAAATAGAATCATATATTTTTGTGCTTATTGTAAATGATTTAAAAGAAATATACAAAAAAGACTTAATAAAAACAAAAGAAGGTATTTTGTCAATAAAGAAATTAAGATGGACATTAGAAAATAATGAAGGTATAGTTGAAGAAACAAGAAATGCATTAAACTTTGTAATTAATAAGTTAGGAGGAAATAAAGATGAGTAAATTAAATTTAAGTTTAATTGTTGAAAGTGAAAATGAAACAAAAGATATTTTAATGGATATGCTAATGAACTATGATAATTTGCATATTTATAAAGTAAAGAAGCAAGAAAATATTATAAACACAGAAACAAAAGAAATAAAAAAAGGAAGTTATAAAATAGATTTTATTTTTGAAAAAGAAAGTAAAAATGCAGAAATAACATTAGAAGGAAGGCCAAAAAACTTATTAAAAACAAATACTATAGAGAGTGAAAATTAAAAGATATTTAGTAAAAATCTATTTACAAACACTATATAATGTGTTAAAATATAAATATA